CATCCCGTATTCAAGCCACCAATCTTCAACTGATTTCAGCGCATCCCGCATCTTGTCACGCTCTGCCATAACGGCGTCATGCATTTTAGTCAGGACGTAGGGTGCCGCCCCATGCATACATGCGTCACCTGCTACGATTGTGCAGCCTGGGTTGTCATCACCAACTTCTGGCGCGTAAAATGCCCATATTCGGTCTGGTGCGTCGGTCATCTGTGTCAGTCTCCCATCCGTGTGCAATGGGCGGGCCATGACAACCCGCCCTGTGATCCGTTACGCGCCGGGCATGCCGCCGCCCGTTGCCGGGGGTGCCATATAGCCGCCGTAGCTAGTATGGGATCCAGTCTCCCCACTTGGCATACTGGTCTGCGGCGTCGGCATTCCAGAACCGTTTCCCACAGGTGCCGGTGCGGGCATACCTGACGGGGCCGGTGCGGGCTGCGGCTGGGGGGCTGGCATACCTGTCGGTGCAGGTGCGGGTGCAGGCATACCGGACGGGGCCGGTGCAGGTGCGGGTGCAGGCATACCGGACGGGGCCGGTGCAGGTGCAGCACCGCTCGGCAGTTGCGGGGTCTGGGACATGCCTGCTGGCATATACGCGCCCGGTCCTGCGCCAAGCTGTTGCTCCAGCGATGGGCCGCCGACAATCTCAGCACCAAAGCCGACCAGACAAACGGTCTGTGGGTTCAGGTAAACCCCTGCCGTGTGGTCCTGATTGCCGTTGGCCGATGTCGAAAATGGCACGGTCACATAATACCCGCGCTTGATTTCAGAAGGGTCGCAATATGTCGGCACGCCGCCCATGAACTTGGCCGATGCGATTGGCAGCGTGGTCGAAAACTTCACAACCCAGCATCCCTGTCCATGCTTCCAGCGCGGTTCCTGCTGGCCGGTTGTGGGGTTGGCGCGCATTTCATCGCCGTCCGCGATTTTCCAGCTAAACGCCGTGGCCGCCAGCCCCATGTTGATCTGCGCCATGATGTGTGGGGACTGCCCGTATCCAGCCTGCGCCGCCTTGAACATCAGGCCAAGCATTTCATTCATTCCGGGGGCGTTCTTTTCAATCGCCACGGCGAACCAGAACGATTGTTTGTCCTCGGGGATCGGGCGGTTGTTCGCGTCGGTGGTCTGCTTGGTCCACGGATCGCCCGAGATGAGGCGTCCGACTGGTGAGCTTCCGTATTCGGTGTGGCGTGACATTATGTGCCTCCATTGGTTGGTTGTGCAGCGACAAAGGCGCGGACGTTTGCGTCTTTTGCCTCAAGAAGTTTCCGAAGCGCGACGGTGCGTTCAGGGTTGCGCGGGGTTGAAAGGATGATTGTTTGTGCAAGATTGCAGAACGGTCTGGATCGTGTCTGCAATTCTGAGGGCAGGTGGGCGTAGTGGAAAAACTGCAGGATATGATCCGTTGCAATCTGTTCCTTGGTGAACTCAGTCGGGCCGGGGTGAAGTGACATTATTTTGTGCTCCTGTTAAGTTGACGGGTCAATGTGTCCTGGTCCAGCGTGGTCAGCTTGTGGCCGACGGTTGGTCGTTCGGTAATAAGCGACAATTGCGCCTTGGTCAAGCCCGCAAGCTTTAGGTCGCCAACATTCATAGGCACAACCTTTGTCGCATCTTTACCGGTCAGTGCCTTGATAGCTGCGGGCGATACTTTGACGCGGGTATTGCCCAACCGGGGCAGAAGTCCCCATCCCGGCAGACGTTCGCCACGCTTGGCCCGCGCTTCGGCTTCAACCTCTGTGGCCTTTGCCGCTGCGCTGATAATTTCCAGCGCGTTCCGGTAAAAATGCAGGGCCTGTGCCATCTCATCAGGCGTCCGGTCGCGGTGGCCGGTCATCTCGGCAATGGCCAGCGCCGTGACGGTTGTCTGTTGCAGCGCCACGCAGCCGACAGCCCCGTCACAGTAAAGGCAGTGATCGCCTGGCGTGGCAATCGGGTCAGGTTTGTAACATTCCTCGGCGCGCTGGATGACCCATGCAGCTGCGTCGCGGATCTGATCGGGCGCCCAGTCGATCCACCGGCGCGGGCCGTCTTGGTGAAAACCGCGCGGCTGGTAAATCTCGGTGCGGATCGTGCGGACCGGGCCGGACGGGGCAAGCATGACCGCCGCCGCATAGATGATCAGTTGAGGGCTGTCTGGTGCCACCAGCCTGAAGCCGTATTTCAGATCACGGATGGTCAGCACACCATCCGCCAGCGTTACGCAATCGGGCGTACCGTATATTTTTTCCGATAATCCTACATGCTGCTCAACCCACATTTCACCACCATCCGCGCGGCAGATGTCAGCATAGTCTTGCATGTGGCCGATCATGTCGGCGTCAACCTCCCAGCCGTTCGGGTGGGTCATGCCGACTTCCACGGGTTGTCCGGTCAGCATCAACTCAGCCACCCATGCCGCGCAGGTGCCTTCCAGCGCGGCGTCATTGGTCGGCGCTGGCCCGGCGCGGCTTGCAAACAATGGCGCGGCGGAACATTTCGTCCAGCGGTGGGCGGCGCTAGGGCGGGTTTCGATTGTCATTGGTCCGCGCTCATGGCGTGACGGACGCATCCGTCGTGATCGTCGCCGTTGTCCACAGCGTCCATGTATTTCCAGAGCCGGGCGATGCTGGTCTGGTTCGTTTCCAGATCGTCGTAGCCGATGGACAGGGCTGCATAGATCGCCTCGTATTCGGCGGGCAGGCCGTCCGGGTCAGCCATTTTGCCCATGAACCGCTGCGCCATTGTCTTGTAATCAATCGGTGCGGGCGGTGTTGCTGGGGCGGTGCTGGCCGGTTGCGGCATGGGCATACCCTGCGGTGCGGGTGCAGGCATAGCGGCGGGGGCTGGTGCATCCTTGCCGGTAGCAGCTGCAATGGCCGCCTCATACGCTTCCTTCTGGCCACGCTTGGCACGCCACGATCCGTCAGCGTTCTTGCTGGCCGGGGTGCTGTGGATGGCGTCGTCGTGGGTCATGCCGTGGCAGTCTGTCTCGGGCTGGGCGGGGGCCGTCTCGGGCTGTGCTGGGGCCGTCTCGGGCTGTGCTGGGGCCGTCTCGGGCTGTGCTGGGGCCGTCTCGGGCTGTGCCGCTACCGTGTCGGGCTGTGCCGCTACCGTGTCGGGCTGTGCCGCAGGGGCGGTAGTGCCAAGCAAGCGGGCAATCGTGGCGCAGTCCTGTGCGCTGTGGGGGTCAAAAGTGATCTGCATTGTCATTCTCCGGTTTGGGTTGGTATTACCCATAACTAACCGATGCGGGCGGGGTTGTAAATACCTATTATTACCTTGACGGGGCGGGGCGGGCTGGGTAGTAATAGCGCATGACAATCACACTCCGCCCATACCAGACGCAACTGATCGACGACATCCGCGCCAAGTGGGATAGCGGGGCGCGCAACGTGCTGGCCGTGATGCCGACACGCAGCGGCAAGACAGTGACATTTGCCGCGCTCAACGCCGACGGTGAGCGGTCTGTTACCATTGTCCATCGGCAGGAGTTGGTCGGGCAGATCAGCCGCACCTATGCGCTGACAGGCATTTACCACAACATCATCGCGCCTCAGTCGGTCATAAATTACTGCATATCGCAGCACGTCAAGACGACGGGCCGGAACTTCTACGATCCGCGCGCCTCAGTCAGCGTGGCCGGTGTTGATACACTGATCCGGCGGTTCAAGCTGGGCGATGCGTGGTGCAACTCGATCCGACGCTGGACCACCGATGAGGCGGCGCACCTGTTACAGGAAAACAAGTGGGGGAAAGCTGTCGCGCTGTTTCCCAACGCCAAGGGGCTGGGGGTTACGGCCACGCCGATCCGGGCTGACAAGAAGTCATTGCACGCCGATCAGCACGGCGTTTTTCATGCCATGGTGCAAGGGCCAGGCATGCGCGATCTGATCGACATCGGTATGGTATGCGAATACCGGGTCATCGCGTCACAGACCGGGATTGACGAGGCGCTGTTGCGGATCGGATCGACCGGTGATTTCACACCAGCGTCCACCAAGGCCGCCCGCAAGTCTGAAATAATCGGCGATGTGGTCGAGACATACCAGCGTCACGTTCCGGGCAGGCAAGCCATTGTCTTTGCAGTTGATGTGCAGGACGCGCGGGACATTGCGGATCGGTTTGTAGCGGCGGGCATCCGTGCCGCATCACTGGACGCCACCATCAATGACAGCCTGCGCCAGTCGCAATTCGATCAGTTTGCCGCAGGTGAGTTGCAAGTCCTTACCAACGTTAATCTTTTTAGCGAGGGGGTCGATCTGCCGTCTTGCGATGTCGTGATCATGGCCCGTCCGACTGCCAGCTTTGGATTGTTTTGCCAACAGTTTGCCCGGTGCCTGACACCCGCGCCGGGTAAGGACTGCATCGCCCGAGGGTCTTTGGTTTTGACAGACACGGGGCTAAAACCTATTGAAAATATTTCGCTACGTGATATGGTCTGGGATGGGTGTAACTTTGTCTCGCATGGCGGGGCCGTGTGCAAGGGAACGAAGAATGTCATTTCATACGCAGGACTCGACGCAACACCAGACCACCTCGTCTGGACCAAAAAGGGTTGGCGCACCCTTGGGGACTGTGCCTTGGAACAAATCGAAATCGCACAGACCGGATCTGGTGGGACTCCAATTCGGTTGCGTAAAAATCTATTCTCCGGAGGTTCTCTGGAGGGGGCGTCCGCACAACCGAATGTACGTGAAGACCGAATGCGTCACGTGTGGTCGAACTTACGAGCATCTTTACACAAACTTAAAAGGTGCTCGCACGAAGGGTTGTCGAAACTGCAACCAACCTGTGCGTTTTCCACTTTGGATTTACAGGAGAGTACAAGGACAGGAACAGCGTTGTATAAACTCAAGAGACCCTGCGTTCAAAAACTATGGGGGTCGTGGCATCGAGTTTCGGTTTTCTTCGGTTTCGGAAGGTGCCTTGTGGGTAAAACAGCATCTCGGTGTTCCCAAAGACAAGTCGCTACATCTGGACAGAATAGAAAACGACGGACACTACGAGCCGGGAAATATTCGATGGTCCACACCGTCGCAGAACAACTCGCATGTCAGGAAACCTCGGTGCAATGCGGCGTTGCACCGATTTCGACAAGATCACCCGGAGATTCGGTATGCGGACTCAACGCTGAGGACATTCTTTTCAAAAAAGATGACGTTCGAGCAGATAATCGAGCGGTTTTATATCCCGTCGAACAAACCCAAAGGGAAGTATGGGACATTCTTAACGCCGGACCCCTTCATCGTTTCACTGCACAAGGACTCCTAGTCCACAACTGCGGCATAATAATCGACCACGTGGGCAACGTTGTAAGAATGGCGGCCAAGCACGGCCTGCCCGATACGCCACGGACCTGGACGCTCTGGCAAGAGCCGGGGCGCACCTCTGGGGGCAATCCCGACGCGGTGCCGGTCCGTGTCTGCCCGTCTTGCCTGCTGACGTATGAAGCGGTCGTGTTTGCGTGTCCGTATTGCGGCGCGGCGCACGTCCCGGCCGGGCGGTCATCGCCGGATCAGGTGGACGGCGTGCTGTCCGAGATGTCGCTGGAACTTCTGGCAACGTTGCGCGCCGGTGCGGCCAAGATACAGGCTGCTGAGCCTGCGATACCTTACGGCGCGTCTGAGATTGTCGCCGCGGGGATCCGGGCGCGGCACAGGCGGAACCAAGCGGCCCAAGCGTCATTGTCCGACGCGATGCAGCGGTGGGGCGGGATGCGGCTGGCGGCGGGTGACTCGGATGGAGTCATGCAGGCGCGGTTCTACCATAGATTCAGCCTTGATTGTTTTACCGCACAAGGGTTAAGTGAAAGGGCGGCACAAGAACTAGAACAAGAAATTCGAAAGGCGTTATCCTGATGGCACCCAAGACAAGGACAAAAGCAGAATTTGAGGCCCAACTGACAGCAGTTGGCACAGGCGTAAAGTTGATTGGAAATTATTTTGGGAGCCAAGTGAAAAATCACTTTCGTTGCACTTGCGGGAAGGAATGGCAGACTACGGGAAGCAGTGTTTTAAAAGGTAGAAAATGCGGATGTGTTACTGGCCGCAAAATGTTGGACACAGATGATTTTAAAAAACGCATAGAATCTGTTGGAACAGGTGTTAAGTTAATTGGAAACTATCTTGGTACCCAAGTAGAAAACCATTTTCGTTGTAGTTGTGGAAATGACTGGTGGGCTAAGCCTTGTATAATCTTTCAAGGTAGCCGGTGCGGGTGTGTTACAACTGGTCGTTCAAAAATGACTCATAAAACGTTTACTAGAAAACTTAAAGCCGCAGCGCCCGGAGTTGAATTACTTGAAAAATATAAAGGTAGCAAATATAAGCATATGTTCAAGTGTGATTGTGGAGGACATTGGTCATCACTACCGCTTCTTGTCATGAGGGGAGGGCGGTGCGGTTGTCGTAAGGCATGGGACCAACCCTCAAAGTTTTATGTCGTGATGATTACAGACCGTCATGACATCCCGTTTCACTCTTTGGTGAAGTTTGGAGTGACTTCTTTAAATACTGTAACTGACAGAATTTCCACATGGACTCGCAGGAATAAAATTAAAAATTATAGCGTTTTGCTTAATATGAAAACCTCCGACTGTTTAGATATGGAAAAACGCCATCTTGCAAATCCTGACTTTTTAAACGCTTTTGAACACTTGCCAGACTGCATAGACGGCAGAAGTGAGTTTAGATGGGTGCCTGACGCAATGCTTGGGCCAATGATCAGAACGGCACAGGCCGACGCGATAACCAACCGTATGAGAGAGGCGACACGATGAAACGCACGGACATCCTGGACGCAGCGCGACAGGCCGTCACGGTCGACAGGGCCGCCACGCATGGCCAGCTTGAGGACTCTTTCGGGCTGGTCGCGGCGTACTGGTCGGCGCACCTCGGAACGCCTGTCAGCCGGTCTGACGTAGCCGTGATGATGATCCAACTCAAGCTGGCCCGGATCAAGACGAGCCCGGAACACGCGGACCATTGGATAGACGTGGCGGGCTATGCGGCCTGCGGTGGTGAGGTGGTATTGACACCGCAGGCAATAACTGGCAATAGTAACCCGAAGG